AAGGGATACAACGAGATCTACAGCCGCATCGGGCGCAAGTGTGTGGAGCTTAAAGGACTATCAGCCGCCGATATCTCGGCTGTTTGCCAGGCGAACGGAATCACCGACCGAACAAGCCTCCAAAACATTATCGGAGACTGCGAGGGAGACTTGAGAAGGGTGAAACGGAAAATTCACGCGCTAAAGAATATCGCGTAATACGTTGGGTATAGAGACGCACAGCTGTGCGTCTCTACAAAACGAAAACGTTCTATGAATGACTGAAAAAACGATAAACCGAGCCAGAACCTACAATGACCTGATGAGGCAGAAGGTTAACGAGCTCGATTTTGAAGGCGACTGGCTGAAGAGCCTGGGCAAACCCGAGATCACCGGAACATGGCTGATCTGGGGCAATCCCGGAAACGGGAAAACTCGCTTTGCTCTCCAGCTTTGCAGATACTTCGCCTCATTTTGCCGCGTGGCTTATAACTCACTCGAAGAGGGTGACAGCAAGAGTATACGCGATGCTATAATGCAGGTAGGTATGAACGACGTAAAAAGCAACTTCATGCTGTTGGACCAGGAACCGGTCGAAGAGCTTAAAGCCCGATTACGCAAGCGCAAGAGTCCAGATGTGATCTTTATCGACAGCTGGCAATATACCGGGTTAAATTATGCCGAGTATAAGAAGCTCCGGGCAGAGTTCCGACATAAGCTCTTTATCCTGGTCTCGCACGCAGAGGGTAAGAACCCTGAGGGACGCACAGCCAAATCGATACGCTACGACAGTTTCGTTAAGATTTGGGTAGAAGGATACAAGGCGTTCCCTGCGAGCAGATACGGAGGCAATGAGCCATACACGATCTGGGATAAAGGGGCGCGGGATTACTGGGGATGATCTAAAATGATTGGATTAAAAAATGAAAGAATGAAAACAACAACTGACCGTCAGCAGGGTACGCTGCTGAAAAAGTTCCACACATTAAGCACAAAGGCTGGATTGACCTCCGATGAAAAATACCTGATGATTGGCGCCTTTGGGCATGAGAGCAGCCGCGAAATGACGGTATCTGAACTATTGCGGGCCTGTGATATGCTAGACGCAAAGCTTAACCCCAAATTAGCCGAGATAGACTTATGGCGCAAACGCGTTATGGCTGCTATTGGCGGCTGGCTCAGGGTGATGAGTGTGGAGAGCAATGCAGCAAAGATTAAAGCTATCGCCTGCAGAGCCTCTTCCTTCGAAAACTTTAATGATATCCCCAGGGAACGGCTCAATAACCTTTACTATGCTTTTTTGAAAAAACAAAAGGACTTTAAGCGCGTGAACTCCATCGTGAAGGAGCAAATAGACGAACTAATATATCAGAATTAATGGAAAAGGCTTCTAAAATATCCCATCTGGAGATTTGCTCTACTTGCAAAGGGGAAGCATGCATTTGGGTTACTGAGTCACTGCCGCGACATGGATCGGATAGGGGCCATGAAGTGGCACAGATGTGCCCTGAATGCCAGGGTACCGGCATTGTAAAAATTGTTACAGAAACAACTATAACAACATATCCTCATTTTATAACACACTTTTAAACATAAGTAAATGGACCAAAAATCGCACATTAAAGTCATTGAAGAGGGATTTATTATCCTACGAGCCGATGATCAACCCACACCACGCATAAAGTATATCGCGAAAGGGCAGCATAACTGGATCACGCTTGAAAAATTTGAAACAAAGGCGGCTCGTGATCGAAAACTTAAAGAACTTCTTCAGTCATCAATTTACTTAATCGACTAAACATCATGAATGATAAATCAATTTACGAACCAGTTGTAGCGAGAGACCGATTAATGGCGGCTGTAATGGTTGATATCCGAAAGGAAATGACTCAGAAAATAATTGCATTGCAGAAGGAACAGACGCGCCTGACCCTTTTACTTGCTGATAAATTTAATGTGGATGATTATCGCAAACTCAATATTGTGAATCAACACATTCTAGTAGCCTGTTCGCGTCGAAAAGGAGAATGGGTAAAGGGAGATAATCTCAACTATGCAACCATAGCAAAATAAATACAAACATTTGATTAATCAACATTTAAACAGTTTTTAAAATGGCACAATTAGAGTCAACCGAAATTACGGTAAGGTGGGAAGATCTTTCGATCGAGAAAATTGCCGAAATTCTTGAGCAGAAACGGAAGGAGCAAAAGGAGCTCAAGATGAATAAGCGTGCGGCCTATGAAGGGATCCGCGCAGACCTGGTCTTTAAGATCGAAAATGCAGTCCGTAGGGTTTCGGACGATGTACACTCATTGTTCACGTTCGTATGCGAAGAAACGGAGGCTTTCCGTGCAATTATGGGGGAATATGGCCAGCTCAGGCGCGAGAACCAAATGAGTTATCAGCTCGAAGAGGGCAACTTCAGGATTGAAGTTAAAACGAACAAGGTTAAAAAGTTTGATGAGCGTGCAGATCTGGCTGCAACCCGCCTGATTGAATTCCTAACACAGTGGATTTCGCAGAGCGACAAGGGCCAAAGCGACCCCATGTATCAGCTGGCTATGACACTACTGGAGCGCAATAAGTATGGCGATCTGGATTATAAATCCATAAGCAAACTTTACGAACTTGAGGAGGACTTTGATTCTGAAGAATACTCAGCTATTATGGTTCTATTCCGTGAATCGAATGTAGTCGAAGGCACAGCTACCAATTTTTATTTTTGGGAGCGCAATAACATGGGCGTATGGACTAGGGTAGAACCATCCTTTAACCGTATGTAATGAACGCTAAAGAATTCAGGGAGGCTGTAGCCACGATGCGCAGCCTCCAGAAGGAGTACTTTAAAAATCGCGATCACCTGATCCTGCAACGGGCCAAGGCCATGGAAAAGGCAGTCGATGATTATATCAAAGAGGGGGAAAAAGAAATAAACGCACAAAAATCACTTTTCTAATGGCTGCTAAACTTTACTACGATATTTTAGAACTCCAGCGCCTTCCGCTTGGGGATATCTATAACATTGCGCTTTGGTTTAAAGTGGATACCCTGAATAAGAAGAAACAGCAGATCATTTACGAAATACTGGATGCACAACAGCAATTAATACCGACCGAAAATGATCGAAAATAACGTAAAGCGGGTTTATATTATCGCCAAAATTACAGGCCAAAATCAACTTGAAGTGGCCTTGAAATATCAGAATGCAAAATTTTTGCTTCAGAGTTTTGGTTACGAACCCGTATCTCCCATCGATCATGTACCCGCAGACGCCGACTGGCATGCTGCCATGCGGATTTGCATCCCCCTACTACTTGGCTGCGACAGTTATATAGTTCTTGACGCCCTGCATACCACTCCCGGAGGCATGATTGAAGACACCATTGCCGGCTGGGTTGGAATACCACGTATTTATTTATCTAAACTCTAAACGTATGAACCCGATTACACATTTATTGGCTTTAGGGACGATCCTTTTTGTTTCCGGCTTTTTTGCAGTCATGTTTGCCGGCATGGCACTCTTTGAAAGGGATGTTGAAGAGACCAGCGAACCTACCTACGAACCCGGTGAAATTGATGACACCAACTATCCGGACGTTGATTCTGTAATATTTCCAAAATACTAACGATGGAAAAACACTACCTGGGATACCGATGTGTGGGGACGGTCGCGATGAGCCGTATGCAACGCAATGAACTTTTAATTGCACGCTATTACTACATGAGCGAACTTAAGCGATTGCGCTTTGACGATGTTGTGTTTCGGCTCTCTTCCACCTTCTTTATCTCTGATATTTATGTGATGCGCCTTTTGAGCGCCTTGTCGGAACAATTTGATCAAATAAAAGCTGAGCATCCTAAACGAGAGGACTTACGGGCTAAATGGCCGGAATGGGACTGGAGTTGAAACGAATTTAAACTAATTATACTAATGAGTCAATACGGAAATTTGGTCGCACAACTAAAATTAGAGGATGAGGCAGATATTCGGTATATCATTCGAAATTTTAAAGCAGATGGTTATACACGGGGAAGGCTGCTCAAAGTATTGGATAACGAAAAGGCACTTGTCAAGGTTTTATCAAAGAAGAAGTTTTCGTGCCGAATGAATAACAATGTAATTAATGCTATAGAACGGATTTTAAATGAACCAGAACTTATCAATCTATGAAAAATTTTAAAACCTTCCGTGAAGTTATCCAGGATCCGCAATGCGCGAAATTTGTCGTGGCAGAGATCCAAAGCTATTGGAAGCAACAAAACGAGGCGCTGGCTCAATTGCCCGCCGGATCGAAACTTAAGATGACTGCTTATTTCACGCTTGATCGGAAAGGGATCCTTAATCCTGAAGATCTCATCAAAGAAATGGAGTTAATTGATCAACGGAAGTCGGAGTTATCGTCGCTTGAACGTCGGTTGATTAAACAGATCGTTTGGAATGCAATGGCAGAGACAATCAATTATTATAAATAACAATTACAAAAAAGTCGGGTATGAAATTAAACATTTACAATTCTGAGAACAGCAAGAAAGTCTTTACCGGTAAATCTATGATTCGGATATCGCGTAAAGCAGGATTATTTACTTTTAGTAAGACCGCCGGAGAGAAGATTGGCCTCTCGTTAGGAGATCGGGTTGTTATTGTCCAGGATACCGACAATCCGGATAACTTTTATGTGCATAAAACAGCCGATCCTAAGGGATTTCTTTTGCGGTTTAAAACCGCCAACTATGGGGCATCATTCAATTGCGCCAAACTGGCAGGGATAATTCTGGATGCTACTCCTTACAAAACGGTAAGTTATTTGCTTGGAAATGTCCAGGATATTGACGGAATGGCCTATCATCTGATATTGACATCGAAACCATTAGCCGAAATGCTCTAATGGGAAAGCAAACACCGCGGTCACGCCGACTTGATCTGATCAATAGTATGAAGCATGGTGAGCAAAAAAGGATTGCAGAGATCTTAGGATGCTCGAGGGGTTATGTATCGAGCGTGCTGAACGGCGCCAGGAATCAGACAAATGAACTTGGGACAAACATCATCCGCCTGGCGGAACGTGCCGCGGCAGACGCTTACTTTTTGAAACGCAAACAACGCTTTTAAATCATGATTGGAAAAAAATTAAGTCCAATACTGGAAGAGCTCGAAAACACCTTATGGGAATTTGAAGCGAACCGGGGAATTTTACCTGAATTTACTGAAGCCGGGTTTCGATCTGCATCTAAAATATTTATGTCGGTACTAATGGAAAAGATGTGGGAGCTCCAGAGCAAGGAACATATGGCCATGCCGGATCGCTCAGCCATGGCGCTAAAGGCTGGAGAGGATTTGCGTAAATTGGTAAAAACTTATACCGGTTTCGATACCTTTGATTTTTATAAAAAAGTACCTTTACAACGCTAATTTAAAAACTATTTAAAAACCTTTAAAATGAAAACAATTCTTGGTTTATTGTTCGTTTTGATTTCGATTACTGCATTCGGGCAAGTGGATAAAAAACCTTTTACCGAGGTGGATGAAGAAGAACCTATAAATTCTAATCCTTTTAAAATTCATCCAAAAGGAATTAAGCTTTTTGGGGATATTTATTTTGGTATGAGCAAACAGGAGGTGAGAGAACTTACAAAACCGCATAATGAGAAACAATCAATTACAGTTATTGGTTATAAAATAAAGGCCTCACCATATTATTCGCAATTCAATGAAAACGGACTTTGTGTTTTAGGGATGACCTCTTATTTGTATCCTAATCCCCACATGAGTAATGGTCTTTGCAAACTTGCTTTAAATGCAACAGATTCAATTATGACTAACTTGGGTGCCAAATGCATTTATAAAAATGAGAATTGGCCTGATCCTTTATTAATGCCTTCCAATATTGCATCTATTTATAATCTTAATGGCAATTCCATAAAATTAACTGCTCATTATACAGGTGGTGATTATAGTGTTGATCTTTTAATTACCACTATTCCCTTTGAAAATGCAAATATCAAAAAGAGTAAATCAGAATTTAATAAAAGCATTGAAGAAGCAAAAACGAAATTTTAACGAAGCATAAATTATAAAAAAAGCCCGGTCAATTTGTCCGGGCTTTTTTTATAAAGTTTCCTCCACCGGAACCATCCAGGTAGTTTGGTAAACGATCAATCCATCGGACCGTTTTTCGCGACGTGTCGACATACGGGATAGGCGGCCATGAACTCCAGCAAGCTCGGGAGCATTGGCGATTGCACTTTCCACCATACTCCTGTTTTTTAAAGCATTTAAAGAGGCATTGAAGGCATCTATTGCCGTAAGGTTACTTTGATCGGCTATTTTCCGGTAAGCAAACCGGGTGACAATGGTTGCCGTTCCGGATTGGGTATTCAGATCGCCGGCCTCCCATTGAATTGCCTGGGCATCGATTAAGATACATGGCAATAATGCTACCGGCTTGAATTGGCCGTCCTGGTCAATAGCCTCAAGCTGGCCTTCTTCGGCGCTTATTTGCTTTAACCAGGATAACGTTTTGCAAGCTGTAAAAATGGTCCGAAATATTTCTTCCATGGTATATTTATTAGGAATAGAAACGCACCGCTGTGCGTCTCTACCGGTTATTAACTGATTTCATTTCTCTGGCGACAATAGCCTGGAGATTGGTGGTTAAAATTTGTGACGTTCCCAGAAATTTACGCTGAGGAATATGGATTGGATGTGCCTTCGTTCGGGGCAGTTTGTGCCCCGTTGTGGCCAGATTTGAGGCTATCTTATTACTGACATATACTATTTTTCCAGCCTTAGGGAAAAAGGCTGTTCCACCCGGATGGTTAATGGTACCTCCATCGTTATGGATACGCGCATAGGGCAGTGTCGTACCTACAATGACCATATTGTCGGTCTGACTCAATACCCTGATGTCCTTAAACAGGTGTCCGGTTCCTTTACCGATTAGCACTCCGCGACCCGGATCCGAATCGTTTTTCCGCTGTGCCCAGGGCTCCATTCCGGAGTCAAACCCCCCGCGCTGAAAATTTTCTTTGGTCTGGCGCACAGCCTCGGCGCCCAGGAGAGGAGGTAAGCGGCGGATTGCCTCCTTTGCCTGTCGCTTGAGATTATCAAGCGAGACCTTATTGCAGGATAGATTAATCATCGAGATCGTCGATATATTGTTTGGACAAATTAAGACCAAATGATAAAGCGGAATCGGAGGCGGCTTTCATCGTTGGATTTTCGTCGTTAAAAACCTTACCCGTCTTACCCGAGTTATTGGCAAATTGCGCATCGATCGCCGGTAGATCCATCTCGGAAACGTCGGTAGGTTTGGCATTCGGATTGGTGACTTGGATAACATCACACCTGCATCCCCAATCGAGCGGAGGATAGTAAGTATCCCAGAACTCATCATCCACCGGACGGATTACTCCGTTCAGTTCAGCATGCTCCTCACGTACCCGATCATCACCCGCAGTGATAAACTCCAGGTATGGCATTACGTCTGCATCATCGGCATATTTCTGCCATTTATCGGCCATAATCCCGGAGCTGGTGGATGTATTCCATTCGGTCTGCATCCAGTTCTTGTTGTATTGGATATTCAGGGAGTCGACCACTTTTTTGAAGTTCGAAAAGGAAAGCGGATTACCGTCACCGTCGAGCATGAGCGCCTTCATGTCGTGTTGAAAGCCCTGAACCTTGGCGGCGCTAAATTGATAGGCATTTTGGATGAGCTTTTCACCTAGCGCCCTTCTATTGCTTCCAAATTCATAATCGCCAATCGTTCCGTAACCCTCTTCAATGGCTTTTACCAGGCTATCGGCAATGAGTTGCACCAAATCTTCATCGACCACAAAACCATCGGGCAGATTATCGTCGTAGATCATTTTGGCAATGCGGTGTGCTTCGGATTGCGCCTGATCGGCAAAAGCATCGATTGGATTCTTTTTACCCCGCAGGGTTGTAAAGAAGCCGGATAAGAGTGCCCTTAACCTTCCGGATGGTTTATCGGGCGTGGTATCCTTTTTTTTGCCTTTGGCGGGCTTTGAGGGTACCGATCCATCCTTACCCTCTTCGGCTAATGCCTGTCCCGCATTCGGTTCCAGCCCTTCATTTACAGCCGGCGCCTGATCGCCCGCAGCCAATGCTACAGCTGCTTTGCTCGCTGTTAAAGCATCGACTGCCGCTTTTTGATCGGCCTTTAATTGATCGTAATTCTCTGGTTTAGGGATATCGAAAGTTTCGTATATATAATCATCCGAAACCGGTACACTAAGATCAATTTTTATGGTCTTAACCATATCGAGCTGAACTTTACGACTTAACTCCTCAGTGTCCTGATAGAAGAATTCGCCACCGGCCATCGGGAAACCATGCAGTTCCATCAACCGAAAGAAGTCGTTATTAAGAATGGACATAATATCCATGCAGTCCTCGTTAAAAACATCCTGCTCCCCACGCTCATGAATTTCACCCAATGCCCTTGCCCCCTTATTGCCGGCATCGGTGGTAAGGGTTGATCCGATTATCAGTTTTGAAATTTCGTCATTGCACGCTGCCTTTAAAAGTTGATAGATATCGCCGGTAAGATTGCTTCCGGCAGCGTCAACCGTAACGTCGGTGCCATCGGGATATGCTATATAAGGAGCTCCTCCCAAATTCGCCAACATTTGTAAGAGTGCAGCCTTACCGGCTGTATCGCTCGGATTATATTTCCCTTTGCGCAGGGGACGGCCAAAAAGCTCGGCCAGTTCTGACCAGTCGCCCATGCAACCGCGTTTCCAGATTACATACTGAGCAGCCGAAACAAGAAGACCAAGGTCGCGATTTCCACCAGCCTCGATGACATAACCGCTTTCGGGATTACTCCGGTAATCGATGCCTGAGGTATCGCCTTGATTAATGGTGACCAGACCAAACTCGGGCATTACATGTTTTCGCGGAATGAGATCGTACTTCAGTTTTTCGTCGGTAAAATCACATTGAACCAACGTATGACCATAAAATTTGTGATCATTGAGGTCGGAAAGCATTTGGCGAAAAGCGGACGTATTTAAAAAATTGGAAACGGCTTCGACTTCCTCACCATCCTTCAGGAAAGATATGGGCATAGCGCGAACAGCCCGGCGTCGCTTATCGATCACAGAACGCAAATGTCCATCTAACATCAAGTCCTCATAAAGATCATAAAGGAGCAAACGCCTAGGCGAAATTATACTTTCAGCGGACTGTATGGCTGTTCGCCATGAGGCAATATCCACATTTGATCTGTAGGGCTGTTTCAGTACAAGCTCTGTGACTTTTATCGTTCCGGTAGCACCGGGTTTTCGTGTTGTCTTGGCCATATATTTTTAAATTATAAATTTCAAAGTCAAATGGGTATAGGTAAATGTTGAGTCCAACATACAAAAGTTCCATTGGGGTTTAGCGTTATGGCAGGACTACTATTACCACATTGTCCGGCGCCTTGATAATGTGGGCACTCGGATTTACGGCAGTCAATTTGTGCAGACTGATCCTTACACATCGGATAACGAATGGGATCCTTATTTATATCCTTATTCTCAGGCATCTTAATAATGTGATACGCGTTTGTCGTTTGATCCGCCTGCAATTGGCGAATAAGCAATTACAGCCGAATTGATATTGACTGATGCAGTACCTAATTGGGCAGCTTTCAAAAAGTCGAGCGCAGCGGCATAGCGAGCGCTGCGGGTATGTGGGATACTGGCAGCATCGACATAGCTCCAAATGTGATAAATAGCCAGGTCGCGTGCGATCATCAGAACCATATCGTCACGCTCAGTTCCAGAATTGGAGAGTTCCGTAGCAATATCATACTTTTCGCTCAGATATGCCCGGAGCTGGCTTGCGGCTTGCGAACAGGCTGTAGTAATTATACTATCGTCGGTGGAAAAATCGAGCGTATCTAAAAGTGTTTGCTCAATACTTGTTTCAAGATCTGCTTTTGCGATGTAGCCCATAATCGTGATTTATTAATAATGTTTAGCGCCTCCTTTTCGAACTCCCAGCGTAATGGGTTCGGAGGCAATTGTTTTTTGATTTAAAATAAAAACGCCTCCTTCAACAGCGTCAGGGCCGTCAATGTGGCTCGTCGTATTTGCAGCGAAGTTCCGGAACTGATCCTCGAGACGGAGCATGTGCGGGTTCGACTTTTCGGCTTCGTTAAAGATCAATCGTCCCTGACGGTTCAACGGCTCAAGGTTCCCCTCGATGCGTGCGAACTTGTCGGGCTTTTTGCGCACGTCGGGAGTGATATGGACATAATGTCCCTTCTCCCTGCCTATGGTAAAGAAAAGCGGCTGAAATACCTGTTCGTAAAAAGGATCCTGCAGCGAGTTGTTTTCGATGTAATTAAACGCCTGACTGCGGCCATTGATATATTGCTCAGTGTCGTAATACCACTCTACAAACCGCGCATTTTTCACCTGTTCGAGAAACCCGGTAAGGATATAAAACTTACCTTCAAGCTCACCAATCAGGAACAAAGCCTTATAGCAGTTATCCTTGTTCTCCTTATTCGAGGGTGCGGGGTCGCCGTAAGCTACCAGAAACTTAAAATCTGACAGTTTAGGGCATTTCCCCCACGTTACCTCCTTAAATACGGTACCCTGGATAATTGGGTTATTGTAATACTCCTTTTGAAGTGAGTTGTATGAAATCTTCGAAAGCAACCAGTCAATATGCTCCTCGGTGTTTTTATCCGGCCAGGTAGATTTCCCGGTTTTATCCCTGATGTTAATTGTATCAACATGGTCGGCCTTTTCGCTTGAACGGGCGATGATGCTGTTTTTTGAAATCAGGTTTCCCTGGAATACAATCCGCACATTTCCACTTACGGAAACGGTTGGGATGAGTGCCTGTTCGACCCAGTCCCATGTATCTGACACCCGCTTTTCGTTGCGGCACCGCTCATCCGTATCAATATCGTCGATCCGGATCACATCCGGACGGACAGCCTCGTTACGTGTACCACGCGGGGACTGCCCTGCACCTATTGCCCGGAAACTACATGATTGGCGGGTGACGAAATCACCCATTTCCCACTGGCGGAATCCGCGCTGAAGGCCATAATCGGAAATTAGCCTCGCATTGCTCTCGAGGTTAATCATATACGGCATCAGTAATTCTTCGGCATTGTCGTAGGTATGCGATACCAGGAGAAAGTTACGGGCGCGACCGGTCATGGCCATGTAAAGATCTTCCATCATTCCCCGGGTTGATTTGGCAAGCTCCCGGCTCCAGCGGCGAACTTCGTACCAACGGTTGTTTTTCAATAGCCGGTCCGTTGCTTTTCGATGAAAGGGAGCTGAAGGGCTTGAATAATAGGCCGGAAAATAATAGGCAAACCAACTCTCGGAGTTCTTCTCGAACTTGGCAATGCGGGCACGGCGCGTTAGCTCATCCTCCTGGGGAAGCGGAGTGCTGCGCATGAGATTGTCGCGATAGGCTTCCCAGCGTTCGATCTGATCTTTGGTGGATTTTGGGGCCATTTTAATAATTATATAGTTGGTAATTCAACTGTTTGATTAGCTAAAGCATGTTGACAATCAGGTAAAAATTCAATCATGCCATTAGTTATAAATGAATGGCACCTAACTTCTATATCATGATTTTCTGAATTTGGATTGAAGTCATAATGCCTTACTAAAACAGAATCTCGAATTGTAGGATTATCAAAGTCTCCGTTAAACGTCCAAATATGCATACGTGGAATCTCATTTAAAACATCAGGATTTGTGGTTTCACAATCATGAATGAAGTGCCTTGTTTTGCATCCTGGACACATAAAACCCAATTCGTTATGATACCCTGTATATCGTTTAATCTTAGCCATTTAGATACAATTTGTTTTATAAAAGTCTGCCTGCTCCTGGATTGATTCAAAGCACTCCCTCTCATCTTTCACAACTATTAAGTCTTTCGAACTAAGATCAATTGATTTACTGACTAATAGGGTATATTTGATATTGAGATAATTTTTAGTTTTATGGCATTCAATAGCCACTATTTGAAGAGTTGTAATCCTATCATAATTAATAGTTACAACATTGTCTCCTACATTAAATCTAGTCTCTATTTTCATCGTTTAAACGTTTCTTAATTGCTCTTTAATGAAGGCGTCTTGTAACTCGACCATTTTTTTGGACAGGGTAAAATCGGCATCGCGAAGCCAGTTGCCGAACTTGATAAACACATCGATGTATATCGATATTGAGAGCTCGGTCTCAAGGTTTTTTGCCGTTGACGCTAATTTGGATAATGTATCGGCTTCCTTGGATTGTATAAGACGCACCACTCGGGTTCCTTCCAGATCATTACTCTCGAGAGAGTCGAAGATTTGATTGATTTGCGCATAGGTCCGGCTGAGCGTCTCCTGGCGGCTGATTACAAAATTTGCCTTTAAACTCTCCCAATTACCCTCGGCTTTCCACTTTGTAATCGTTTGAGGTGAGGTACCTACACGGACAGCAATTTCGGCTTGTGAAAGGTTATCCTTGAGGTATAACATCCTCGCATAATCCTTACGCATAGTCATTGTCATTTCGCTCTTGGCCATCGTTCGTGGTTTTAATGTATCACAAACTTACACCTTACCCCTTTGAGTGACAATTCGTGTTTTTCTATTGGTTGAAATAGCGCGAAATTGTCTGACAGACTGCGATTTTTACGGTATTACGGACAACAGAAAAACGCGATTTGCAGCATGAGCGAATAAGTTGAAAATTTGCGTGAAAGTAATCGCAGACACCCTTAAACATTTAAGCAATGTAAGCCATGTACGGAGATATTTACATTTATAAACCGATCGGAACACGCGATGACGATGACGATGATGATGTGATCACCGCGGGGGATATACTAAGCCAATTGGACTGGTGTGACGGGGATAGCGTAACCGTACACGTTAATTGTCCAGGTGGATCGTACTTCGAGGGATTAGCTATTTTCCAGGCCCTAAACACATGTGATAAGCGTGTAATTGTAAAAGTGGAAGGAGTTGCCGCGAGTATGGCCAGCATCTTTATCCTGGCGGCAGATGAAATTGTAATGTCGCCGTTTGCCCGCATCATGACCCATTGCATACAAGGTCAGAGCAACGGCAACGCCGCACAACTGCGGGCCGATGCCAACGAGATGGAAACCTTCGAAGGATCGATGCTCAACATTTATTCGCTGCGGACGGGACTTACCCCCGAAGAATGCCGGGTTAAGTTTATGGCGGATACCGATACCTGGTTTACCGCAGAAGAAGCTATAGCCGCAAAATTGGCAGACCGGATTGAAATGGGGAAATTATCATCCAGTATACAGACGGGTTTAAACCCGTCTCTACAGTCGCTTTATCAATCCCTGGCTGCTGTTTTAATCGTACCCAATCACTCAAAAGATATGGATTTTCTGAAAATTAAAAACCAATTCCACCTCAGTGATGATATCACCGAGGATGCTTTCCTCGGCCAGGTCGAAGGATGGCGGACTAAAGCGAATGAAGTTGACCAGCTCACTGCTCAACTCGACAGCTTTAAAAATGCAGCTGCACTGGCTGAGACTGCCCGCGTAGACGGGTTGATTGCTCAGGCGGTGAATGATAAACGGATCGTAGCGTCGCAAAAGGAGATGTGGAAATCGCTTTTTGCTGCCAATGCCGAAAACGCTGAAAAAGCTTTGCTGGGTATTGCTCCTGCCAAGAACTTAGCCAATATAACCGGAAGCACGGGTACCCCGTCGGAACGGGAAGAGTTGGAAAAGTTGAGTTTTGACCAACTGGATCGTGGCAACAAGCTTGAACACGTGAGGGCTCAATATTACGATTTGTATGAGGCTAAGTTCGAACAGAAATTCGGGAAAAAGCCGGCCAGCAAATAGGAAGTGAGAGACGGGTTTTAATCCATCTCTACTCCAATCATTCGGAATTTTAATTTCTAATTCATTTCATATCATGAAAAAAATTGCATCTCTCTTAGTATCAATCTTGTTTATGGCTATTTCGGCCACGGTTTTAGGAGCCGTAACCGGAATTGCGCCTGTGTATTTATTTGCCGGTTTGACCGCGACCTCGTTTATCCCCATGCCCACCGGAGTATCGCTTATGGCGGTTCAGAAGGAAATCTGGATTAACGACATTGTCGCCAATTTGTTTATGCAGAACCCTCACCTTAATGCAGCCTATAATGCGGATGGCTTTGTTTACGAGGGAAAAGTTGTGCATATACCCAACGCAGGCACGAAGCCACTCACTACTAAAAACAGAAGTTCGTTCCCGGGAAC